CAGATGCCTCTTTAACAACTTGTCTGGTCAGACTGCTGCAATCGCACTCGGTCTTTGTCTTGGTATTGATACTATAAATAATGACTCCCAGGCGATTACCCTGGTCATAGCCGATATTTTTGTTGTTGCAAGCGGCAGTCATCCGCTCAGCCATCTTTGTGGCCAGAGCTGCATTCTTCGGTCGCAGGATGTACCAGCCTTTACTGTGTACGTAAAAAGGCTGCATACTTACCTCGCCCTTGGTATCATTGGCACTGGATACCTGTTTCTGATCACCAGCAACTCCTCCAGATAACTTTCCGCGCTCATCGATCCGCGCGGATCCGATCATAATTGTTGCCATATAATTATCCTTCCTTGCGACGTCGCAAAAAGGGCGGCACATGGCCGCCCTGCATAACTACTGCTTATTATATTTTGTCCTCTGCCAGATCTCCGTGACACGTTCCCATCCACCAGTCGCCACCAGATATACGATAAATGCGGCCACAAAGGATGCAAAGATGTAGTACCACTCGATCACGATCTTAAAATACTGGCAGACAATCACCACCGCCACCGGACACAGAATCAGAGATACTGCTAATACCACTATGCTGGTCGGAATCTGTGCCAGCATCGGAAGATCTTTGATCACCTGTGTAATTGCACTTGCCAAAAATGCCATGATGCCAACTGCCATCAGCGCGTAGGTTACATACTGCATTAAAAGTTCCATGTTCATATTCTAGGCCTCCTCTACATCTCAAAACTGATATTCTCCCATTTTTTATATGCATCAAAATACAATTCGTGCTTGTCTCCGTTATATGTAAGTTCATAATACATACCATCGGAAACAGTGGTGCTCAGCAACGCTTTGTTGTTCTGCAGGGTCTTGCAAGACCACACCGCAAACACATCTGTCACTGTTATTTCTTTTCCGCTTGTTACATCCCGATGTGCGTTATAGTAGTCACACACTTTTTCTTTGCATACTCTCAAAAATTCTTCATTTCCCATTTTTCAATTCTCCTCTATTCTGCAAAAATCCAGTCTTCTGCAAGCATATCCGCCTGAGATGCTAACCATCCCATCTGCACACCAGATGTTCCAACAAATGCGATTGCCTTATTACCGAATGCGATTGCCTTATTACCGATTGCATTATGCTCACAATTTACAATTGTTTCATCAGGTGCTTTGTAAGAGATCGCTGTTGCAAGCTGAATGTACTGTTTCTTTCCATTCCATCCCTTACGTGCAACCTTCATTCCACGCTTTAAGTATTTGATTGCTTCGCCAAATGAGAATGTCGCTTCTCCTCCAAGTAGCGGACAATTCACTGCATCTGCAATCTGCCACTCGTCAGACTGCATATTCATCAGGGTGTACTCAACACGCTGTGTTTCTCTGATATCCAGCAGATCTTCCTGGTCGGCATCTTTTTTCCGGCACTGCATCATAACTGTTTTCTTTTCATCATCCCAGTACCAGTATCCTCCCCATGATGGAAGTTTTACTTTCTCTCCCTGCTGCATCTTTTTCAAAGCGTCTGAAAATTTCATGATATTCATCCTCCTATATGAGAGCATGAACTGCCTGCTCCTGCAGGAAGTCTTTTTGTTCATGCTTGATTTTTTTTGCGTAATCCAGAGCTGCATGCATATCCCCGTTGCAAAGCGTGTCCGGGATTCCACCTGTCTTGTAGTACATCCATAGCATCAATACTATAAATACTAAGAGAAATATCGCAATTACAATCAGAATCACATCCATAGTCCGGATCTTTTTCTTTTCTTCCTCTTCCATGTCTCTCACCTTTTCCGTATGATTCCATACAGTTAGAATCCCGCTGTCTTAAACAGATAGCTGATTGCAAGCCCAAGAACAAACGTGATAATGTATCCCGTCACGTTTCGCCACTTCTCACCGTCTCTGCCTTCCAGCTTTTCCAGTCGTTCGCCCTGCTGTTCCTGCTCTTTGAGCATGGATTCCATGTTGTCAGCAAGTTTCTGTACTGCTGTTGTCAGATTGGTAAACTGCTCCACTGACTTCTCCAAAAGTTCGATCCGGCGATTTTGGCGGTTGTCCTCAGCTTCAATACGCTTCCGGAACTCCTCATGCTCTTCTCTACTGATAGAATCACTCATGGTCTTTCCTCCTTTTCAGAATTTTTTTACACTTTCAAATAAATATCCAAAGATATAAGCGCTTTGAAATATTTTTTATCACTTCCATTTGTAGCAACCAATTTATTCACATAACTATCTACTATTAAAATTGTACCTGTATCCGGAGTATATTTAATTGTAAAATCATAACTCAGTTTCATAGAACTAACATTTGCATTATTTGTAAGTCTGTAACTAGCTCCTGTGATAACCGGCAAAAAGTTTTGAGCCTCGCAGTTTTTGTATCCTGGATATATGTTACTAATATCCAAACTATCATCTTCAGCTGCTATGGATCCTAAATAAATAAGATTCATGTCACCCTTCTTAAAAGGGATAACTGGATCAGCACCTCCTACTTTGTAACCCCAGTTTCCATCTGCATCCTGAGCAAATGTCAATCCTCCTGTCTGGTTTTTTGCCATTTCCGCGGTTTCTTTCGCAGTATTTGCTGTTGTCTGCGCTGTGGCGGCCACCGTCTTTGCTGCTTCTGCCGTTGTCTTTGCCGTGGATGCAGTATTCGTCGCTGCTGTCACCTGTGTCTGAAGATCTCCCTTTGTCTTGTATGCAACGTCTCCAGTCAGGACCTTCACATTACTCCATACCTTGTTCCAAAAGTTCTTTGCTCCGGTTTTGCCTAAAACCTTTTCAAGATCAGCCATTTTTATGTATGCTCCTTTCTTTTTTTACACAGTACTATCCGGAGTGCCCGTCTCCGAATCAATATTTAATAGTTTACTTTTTAATTATCAGTTACCCTGTTGCCTCTTACAGTACGCAGATAGCGTTGATCTCGTCCTCGCTCAGGAACTGGATGTCAGACTTCATGACAAAGTCGCTGAAGTCGTATGTTCCTGCCATGACATCCCAACCATCAGCGGTATAAACCACATTAGATCCTGCCTTGCACTGTTTACCAGCACCCTCAACAAATGCTTCGGTAGTGGTAAAGTCATCAGTGATGTTATAAACATCACCGGCAACCATACCCTGAGTTGGCAGCTTTGCAAACGCAATGGATCCTTTGATCTTGTACACACCTGCTACAGCTGTATCCACAGCTTTCTTGATAGCCGCATCCGCTGCTGTTTTGGTGTATGCGTCACTAATGCCATAACCTGCAAGGGTAGTAGCCGTATTGGCCTTTTTGCCAAGCTCAGTATTTACCTGAGTCTTGGTGTATGCATCACCGATACCATAGCCTGCAAGGGTGGTGGATTTCTTTGCGTAAGTGGTTTCCATACCATCTACTTTTGCTTTATCTGCAGCAGACATCAGACCTGCTTTTTCGGTAGTAGCCTCACTATAGGTAGTGTTGGCCGGAGTACCCCAGGTTCCATCTGCTTTCAGGAATTTATCCTGGGATCCTGCTGTCGGAGCCGGGACATAACCTGCGGTACCTGCAGCAGATGCAGTTGCTCCTTTCATTCCAACTGGTTTGGTATCGGTAAACACTGCATCTGCCGGTACATCTTTAGCTACCGTATGTCCGCCTACAGTATCAGCGTTACCGCCATTTGCTGGAAGGCTGGTCGGTTTGTTTTTGATAAATGCATCACCAGATGTAGCAGACCAATCAGACTGCACGTTCTTCTGAGCTCCAGATGCAATACCGCTTAACTTGGTTTTCTCAGCAGTGGTGTAGTCGTTGGTAGACAGGCCTTTTCCTGTTTCCTTTGCTACAAACAGCTCTTTTACTTTTGCCCATAACTGGGATAATCCGGTTCCGTCAAGATGTTTATTACTTAATGCCATAATTATTTTCTCCTCTCATAGTTGGAGACGGGCACCCCGGATAGTACTGTGTATTGTGTGTTTATATAGTTGCTTCTTCAATTTCTTCTTTGTTCATCGCCGTTTTGCTTGGTGATGAACTTCCGTCCCATTCGGTATCCATGGACTCCTGCACCTCCTGCGCTGACATTGCTGTTTCGCTTGGTGATGAACTTCCGTCCCATTCGGTATTGATTGACTCCATGATCTCCGACCGGCTCATGGATGTGTCCGATCCGCCACCGCCGTCTCCACTAAAGATCTCGTTAAAGCTCTCATCCAGACTGTTTTCATCGAAATATGCCAGTACCGCTGTACATAACTTTTCACGATTTGTCTGGCACTGAACTGTCGTCACAACTGCAGCCGGACTGACTTCCAGATTGATATGGTCTGCATTTCCTACAGCCACAATAAAATTCACATGAGCACTTGATACATTGACGCCACTATATACAGGCATGTAACAGCTTCCCGACTCTTCCACCGTTGCTGCATATAGGATTTCTCCCTCATCCGGATCAATCGCATACAGTCCAAGCGTACGCATGTAATAGCCATCTGACAGTTTTTCATTAGAAAAAACAGCCATCACTTTTACTGCGTTATCGCTTACGCGTTCAGCAGAAGAGATGGCTATTGTCTGGATTATATTATTCAGTTCTGTCAACTTTTCCAGTTCTTCCAGCTTATGCTCAGCACTGGAAGAGCATATCTTCGTAAATTGTGCAGTCGCTGTTCCGGCAATCAACTTTGCCATAAGAGCATGTCCCTTACTGGTAATAATCAGTTTAGAATACTGCGCCATTTGCCTTTACCTCCTCTCCTCATATTCCATCAGATACTGCTGTAATCGTTTCAGCCATAACCACACCAGCTCCCATGATCACATCTCCGCTGATGTTGTATGTTTCCTTAAAGTCAGTAGATACCGTGTATTCTTCCACGGTACATGCTCCGCCGCCCATGCCAAGCAGTCCTTCTGCTGAACATCTGATATGGTTGTAAGATTCCACCAGAATATTTGCCGGGATAATCACCCCGATCAGGTATTCTAATTGTTCTACTTCACCGTACGCCTCCAAATTGGTATCAATTCGCAGAGTATAACCGGTTTCAAAATCTCCGCTGATTTCAAAATTACCAACCCCACAAAGAGCTTCCAGACGCTGGATAAATGCCTTCATTGTGTATGGGACACTGTTAAACCATTTTGTCTGAACCCGTAGTCTTCTGGACTCCAGCGTATCTTCTTCAGATGGATAGATTCCCATCATTTCTTCATACCGGCTGAGTCCATCTTCATCCGCAGTACTCAAGAATCGGTTATAGAAAACCTTATCTGCTCCCTTCCACAGAAGAATGAACTCCGGATTCATTGCATGAAGTGCTGCTACCGGCTCCCGATAGTCTTTCATGAATTCCGGAAGGTATGAAACCAGATCAACTTCCCTGATCAATCTCAACACCTCCCAGTATCGGAACCTCATATTTTCCTACGGTCAGATTTTTCTCCTGCCCATTAAGTTTGGTTCCCTCCAGATCAGCGACACCAGAAACATTCAAGATTCTTGATTCGATCTGACTGATCCTTACCACCGTTATTCCACTATCAGCCCACTTTTTCCGAAGTTCAAGTAAATAGTCTTCAACTGCTTTTGTGATCTGCCCTTTCAAACGATTCCAGCTATATCCTTCATCAAATACCATCATAGTCGTGATTGATATAGGAATCGTTGCTGCACTCTGTACATTGACCACATGACCGATTGGTGCCAGACCATATCCTTCTCCGAATTCTTCCTCCGGATCCAGTATGTTCTGCACTTCTTTTCGCAATGTATCTGATACCAGACCATAGTCATTGGCATTGACAATTGTGATCAGAACCGTTCCGCCAACTGTAAGCTTTTTCTCTGTAGCTGCTGTATAGACTTTCTCCAACCAGACAGCCACAGATTTATCCAGCCCTGTCAAAGACTTATACCAGGCTGTAACTGCTTCATCCGGAATCATTTCCGCCGGTCGAATATCTCCATTCCAGACCCTTGTAACTTTGCAAGCTCCTACTCCGCTGATGCTGTTCACTTTTTTCAGATAGTCTGCTCTGTTTCCGCCAAATGCCTGCGCGTCAAAGCTCTCCAGGTACCGCTTTCTCAGCGCCTCCGTATTTTCTTCATCCTCACCAGCAATCAGCAGCTCAGTCAGTTCAGCCGTCTGCAAGCCGCGAATATACTCCATTGGAATCATATCTCCCAGGTACTGATTTCCAACAGATCCTTCAGCTTCGCATTCCACCGTATATTCACCGTCTGCCAACTTTTCCTTTACAACATAATTGATCTCGCCAATGTTAAATCGCTGACCAGCCACATCAATATCCGTTGGAGTAAAGACACCTTTTAAAAGAGCCTTCGTTGCCGGTTCCGGAACGATTCCTCTGTCCCTGCAAAGCAGGATCAGATACTCCCTGGCTGCCGTATCTCCAAAAGAGTTCTGCACCATATATTCCAGTTCGATATACAGATTCTTAAGCTCAATAGCTGCAGCACTGTGCGTGTCATAGATCAATGCACTTGGCCGCTTGTCCATAGTATCCTCTACTCTTGACAGCATTCTGTTAAGCAGTAATTCCTGAGTAATATCCTCGTACATCTATATACTCACCTCCCTGCTGGCTTTCACTTCCCCGAAAATTGTATTCACTGTAAAATTTACATGTACAATTCCCTTTTTCGTAGTATCAAACTCGAAATCGTTTACAGATATGATCCTCTCATCCATCAGAAGTGCTTCTTCTATCCGCCGTTCGAGCTCCGGACATACCCATGTCACTGGCTCACCATACAGATCTATCGTCTCAATTCCATACCACCACGGATAAATGACATATTGGTACCTTTCTGTATTCAGGATCCGAAATACAGCCTGTTTCACTGCTTCCTGTCCATCTACTGTTCCGCGCACATCTGTCCCGCTTAGATTCATTCTGTATGTCAAACTTGGCTGCTCTGTAAGCTCGAAATCCTGTTGCAGAAATCCTGTCGTAGAAGGAATCATACACTGCCTCCGATCCGGTCAAGGACCACAAATTTCTGCCCTTCCTGCTGGCGGATCAATATTACCTGTTCCCCAGCTTCAAGTGCATTGTGGATCGTAATCTGTTTCTGTCCAGATAGAGCATGTGTATGAGCCAGATCTACCGCAGTCCCGTCTCCATGACTATGAGAGTGTAATGCAGATTCTGTCTCCCAGTTCATAGTCACCATCGTGTCATAGTCAGTCACATTTCTGGTCAGCACAAGTTGATTTTCTCCAAGCACCATCTTCTGCTCCACATTGATCTTCAGAGGTTTTACTGACTGCACTTCACCAAAATATATATTCACTGGCTTTGAGGCTTCTCTCTCGTCTTTTGCTGCACGTTTCATTGCTTCCACTAATCCAGTTGCATCAGGCAATAAACTCACCTCCCCTGAGCGTAAGATCCATCCAATGCTCGCCTTCTCTGTAAGTATGCTTACACTTTTCAACAAGCATCCAGTTCTTCAGTTTCATATCACCAAGATCCAGATTGATCACAACCATAGATCCGGCTCGCACTCTGTTATCACCCAGCGCATTGGTAATACGTAATGTCCGGGTCTTTTTGTTGTATAATGACAACAGGGCATCTGCTTTTGCCTGACCGTTTTCTCCCTTCGAGAGCGTGTCAAAATACTGCAGGATGCCCCATCTGTTCATGTTACTGCTGTCCTGGGCAATGTAGACTTCACGAAATCCTGTGTCTTCATTGTCATAAGTCAGCTTGATCTTATTGTACGTCTGATCATCTATTGAAGAAGTATAGTCAAAATTTTCGCCTGTTTCCTCATCAATCATCAAATACGCACCTGGTTCTCCCACGTACATGGAAGACAAATGCTTTAATGTCAGTTTCCCAAAATCATCATATAAGATGAACATGTCTCCCGTATTTGTAAGAGTCAGATCCAATGTATTACCAATCATGTCAAACAAAGTTGTATTTTCTTCCACCCTGGACTCGATCACATAACCAGTCGATTCCAGGGAGCCGATATTCAGATTGTAATCAGCACCAATCATTGCTATAAACTCTGATGCCGTTTTATCCTCATATACCTTAGTATCTTTATTTTTCAGATACCGGAGCTGGTCATAAGCTGTCACAGTTATGATCTGTTCCCGGTCTCGCTGCTGTTTAAACACAAATCCAAAAAATATTTTATCTCCATCCACTTTCAGCCGGACCGGACACCCTTCTGTGAAATCAATAACATCGTCCTTTAGGACTTTAAATACTAATTTTCCCGGTGTTCCTTTCCGTTCTGTCGTCCATTCGATTCCCTCTTCCACTGCAGGCAGATATGCTCTGGTACCAGCTTCGTTTCCGATCAATAACTCTACATCCATATACTGTCTCCTCATCCGGCCGGAATCGTCAATACCTGACCAGGATAGATCAGGTTCGGATTTCCACCAATAATTGAACGGTTCGCATTATAGATTACCGAATACTTGGATCCGCTTCCGTAATATTTTTTTGCTATATTCCATAGGCAGTCTCCTTTTTTCACGGTATAACTCTGAGCCGATGTTGGTGCAGGCGAGCTTCCCGTTGATCGCTGCGGTTCTACGCTTGCCTTGGGTTTTGAGGCTGCAACTGATATGTTGACGGTCTTTGTCCCATAATCGCGCCACTGTTTCAGCGTGATCTTCACCTGCAGATCATACCCATTTTTTGCATCTTCCGTGGTCTTATAATCTTCCAGGGACACTTTCATATCTGTATTAAACAGTTTTTTCCCCTGAGGCATCCTCCTACAGACGATGAACTGAAATGGCTTTTTGCTGGTCTTCAATGACTCCAGATAATCCAGATAGTAATCTGCTCCCTTGAATCCTGCAGTATACACAGCATAAGGATGCTTTACCTGCGGAATATCACACGTGAATTCGATGTCTGTCAGACCAGCTTTTTTCAATATATTGATTTCGCCTTCATTGATCAGTGCGACCGTTTTATTTGCATTATTGATCTTCAGCTCCAGCTTGTCCGGAGTCACCGGAAGTAAACATTTTTTCAAATAAAAGTCATATCCTGCTCCCATCAGGTGTGCACCCCTTCCGTGGTAATCTCGATCGCTTCGTTTACTGCATCTGTCATTCCAGACATAACTCCATCCAGATCCATCTCAGATGAAATATTGTTATGGTTCGTTTGATTGATGGTAACCTCCGCCGTAGTAAACCGATTAACAGTCTCCTGCTCTGCAATATCCCGCAGATATTTCAGATCTTCTTCCGTAATATCCAGTGAATCCTTGATCTTCCCGGTATCATCAGATATTGTACCGAGATCTCCTCCAATTCCCGCTGCAATCGCATCCTGAAATCCTGATGTATAGTCTTCCACATTAGGCAGGCTTACCTTTCCAAATAATCCGGATACTTTATCTCTGACACCTTCACCGAATGAATATCCTGCCGAAGCGGCATCCCGGTAGTCGATGTAATCCATCTTTTCCACATATTCGGTCCAGCCGGATTCATCTTTCACTGCCTGCTGTGCTTTTTCCAGACCCGAATAGAAGTTATCCAGACCACTGGTAATGTCTACCGTAACTCCCGGAATCTTGTTTAACAATGCCTCAATTGCATGGGCAAGATTCTGAATATAGCCTAAAACCGTAAGACACATATCATAGAAGAGTACTTTTACTGCAGCAACCGGATTGTTAAATACGTTGCCAAAGAAATTTGCAAGTGCAGAAAAACCATTCCATACAGGTACAACAAATGTATTTACCATCCGGGATCCAAGCACTGCAAAGGCAGCACCGATCAGACCGGTTGCTGATATAGATGTACCGGCAAATTTATTCACCGCCCCAACTGCTGCATAGAATGCAGCAATCAAAGCCATGATCAGCAGAATGATCCATGTGAGCGGACAGGCCAATAAGGCTGTATTCAAGCCATATTGTGCTGCAGTCTGAGCCGTTGTGGCCGCCACTGTTGCACCAGTAGCTGCTGCATGTGCATATTCAGCCATACATAAGGCGATCTTAATTCCCGTGCTTGCCATCTCCAATCCTTTTGTAACGATCAGATATCCATTATAAGCGGCCAAGGCGCCCGCAACGCCATATACAATTGGTGCTATCCAAGACCAGTTATCAGCGATCATCTGTCCGCCTGCGGTCATCAGATCAATACCTTCCAAAGCAATATTTGCAACAGTCGCAATCGCGTCAATCGCTTTCGTTGATAGATTCTGAAAATCCTCACTATTGCCGATATCGTTCAGTTTCTGAAGGACTGGCTGAAATGCCATCAGTGCGGTATTCCGCATTTGCTGTGCCATCTGTCCCCAAGTCATGGGCATGGAGTCAAACTTGCTGTTGATATCATCTGCCGCCGCAAATATGGCTGCTTTGACAACAGCTGCAGATAACTGTCCCTCTGATGCCATCGTACGGATCTGACCAATCGGCACATTTAGATAGTCTGCAATGTTCTGGATCAGGTTTGGTGCCTGCTCAAAGATACTGTTCAATTCATCACCACGAAGGACTCCAGAACCCAAAGCCTGGGACAACTGCAGTTCCGCATTGGCTGCCTCCTGCGTAGATGCTCCTGCAATGGTCATCTGCTTCTGCACAAGATTTGCAAAAGCAACTACTTCTTCCGAACTACTAAATGCATCTTTCGCATTATTACCAAATCTTGCAACAACGGAAGCCATATCTGCAAAAGATCCTCTTGCATCCTGCGCGGACGCATATACTGTATTCATCAATTCCTCTGTAGACTGCAGTCCATCATTCATCATTTCCAGTCTGGATCTGGTCTGCACCAGTTCATCCGAAATGCTCAGTACTTTACCCACAGACTGAATACTCACATATGCTGCTACTGCCCGTTTGATCGTATTCATCAGCTCGTCCGCCGAAGCAGAACTGTTTTGAATCTCCTGGTTAAATCGCCCTTGTTCATCTGTGTTATCTCTGATGTGCTGTTCGCTCGCATTTATCGTGGATGATAACCGTAGATAGGACTCATTGATGTCACCCACATTCATGCGATCCATAGCATCATTCAGATCATTCTGTTGCTGGATCATTCGATCCAACTGACCTCTGAGCCTTTCCAGTTCAGCATTGGCCTGATCGGTTCCAACATTCAATGGATTGTTTTCGATCATTTGAATTCGGTTCCGGATCCAATCCATTCTGGTTCCCAGTGTATTCAGATCCTTTACTGCTTCCGGTGATAACACATCTGTAGCTGCAGCCTGTTGTGCGATCTGCGATTGTGTCACATTCAGCTGTTCCAGCATGTCGTTGGCACTCTGGACTTCCTGCTGAAATCGTTCTATTCCGGATCCAGTGAACACATCCAATGTATCCGTCTGCCATTGAACAGGTACTGGTACAGGTTCCCGCCGAGATGTTGTTTCTGAGCTGGTTTCCGGCGGCGATGGTGCTGGCGGCTGTGAAGGTGCTGAAATATCCGGCATGGCCTGATTCATAGCATCATTCATATTGTTCAAAGCAACAGTTGCTTCATTGATAGATTCTCTTGCCGCCTCCAGGCTGCTGGTGTCAATATTTGCTGACATCGCCTGTTGCATATCATACATCTGTGCTACTGCCAGATTCACAGATGCGATGATGTTATTCAACACGCTGCTGACCTGATCATTCAGCCGTATTGTCGTCTGGATAGATGCCATGTTCTCACCTGCCTTTTTTCATCCTGTCTAGCTCACGTTTTCTCTTCTTGTCACTTTCCATTTTTATTCGTATGGATGCTACGACAAATGCTCGTTCCTGTTCATCCATATCCAGAAATTCCATTGGGCGGATATGTAATTTGAGAAGGGCATAGTAGGCATAATTCGCTTCACCATCCCCTTCTTCAATCAGTTTTTTGCCTCTTCTACCTTATCCTCAAAGCTCTTACTGAATCCCTGGAACGTCTGCATCCAGTTCACAAGTTCCTGATATTCTCCGGAATCATCCACCAATGCATACAGAAGATCTTCCGGTGTTTTCACACCATAACTGTCCTGCAGTTCTGAATCATACAGATCAGGCATTACCGTTGATGACACGATCATCTGAGCCAGATACTTGGATGCATTTGTCCGTGGCCGGTATAAATTCGGTTTACCGGTTACCTGCACTTCATCTGTACAGGAATTACGGATCTGCTCATTCTCCTTTGATGTAATATGACGGAATTCCCACAGAAGCGGTTTCCCATCCTCATCCAAAAGTGACGTAGTCGGTGCGTAAAACTCATTCTTTTTAGCAACTTTATTCTGCCGCATGAATTTTGCGAATTTTGACATTCTCTTTTTCTCCCTTCATTAGTTGGTAAGGAATCCCGTAAGTTCCTTAAAAGATTCCGGCATGGAGAAGTCTTCAAAGGTACCTTCGATCTCCTCGTCCAGATATTCGCCGTCTGCATCAAACTTGGCCAGGACTCCACCGTCTGTATTACAATCATAAAATACGATTGTCTGCCGACCTGCTGCGGACACTGGATCATCATTTGTGATCTGCATTTCAAAATAAATGTCCTCACCAGTGTTTTTGTACTCTACAAGAGCCTGGCGCATCACAGACTGATTGTAATGGGCAGTTCCGGAAAAGGTTCCCTTCATTCCGCACGATTTGTGGCCAACCATGACAGCTCCCAGACGCGGGACCTCGCTCTTGGTCTTCTCCACTTTCGCTTCCATGTCAATGATCTGCATGAAATTATACCTTCTGGTCCCGATCGTAATAAAACACTCTGCCAGCTTCGCAGCAATGGCATCGCGTGCATTCATTTTTACATTATTGTTCATCAGAGTCCTCCTTTACGCAATCGTAGTGGTCATGTACAGCTTGCTCATGGCATTCACCACTGTGATAGCTGCTTCGATCACCACGGATTTCTTGGAATCCCCCTGGGACACGGAGATGTCTGAATCAGAAAAATCTTCCAATGCACCGGCATCCTGCAGTTCCTGACACAGTTTCACCACATCAGACCAGAGGGAGGTTCTTCCGGATGCTTTGTTCTGGACAACTCCAAGATATTTGCTCACGAACAACGCTGCGATATCATTTCCAAGCTGATCAATGATCCGGATAGTCTGATTGTCTTTGAAAATATCTCCTTCCGTATCCGTAGTAGTTACCATACTGTTAATGTCTTCCAATACTCTTACCGTACCATTGACATTATGGAGAGCAAACTCACCGGCTGTAATAGCGGCAGCAAGCTCGTTCTGGGTGTAATCTGTATCAATACTGAAAGCTCCATCATACCGCTTGTTCTGTACGGATCTGGATACCTCACAGCCACACTCTGCACCAGTTACCCAGTACACCAAAGCTGCTTCGGACCATTCAGGATCTGTTACCTTGTTCTTCACATTGATGATTCCCATGTAATCCGCTGCCAGATTAAAGAGGATCAACTGGAACTTAATTCCCAATTCATCCCGGAGCCGTCTGCAGAAGGATGCATAGAGCTTTTTCGTCGTCTCATCTGTCACCACCACACCCATAGCATTAAAGCTGTAAGATTCAATCTTATCCAGATATACCTGGTGTGCGGTACCATCCACAGCGCCATTTGTTCCACCCTCAAGCGGTGTTGCTGCTGTCAATGCCAGTTCTGCATCCTGTTTGAAGGATACGTAGTCATTCGCCTTCAGCTCTGAAGCTTTTTTCACAGTCTGCGTGTCCACCTTCGCTGTTCCCAGGTAAGTCATAACATCAAACTTATCTGCATCATCAGCATTGGTCTGGATCACAATCTTCAGGTCATTTCCCCTGGTTCCTCCGTACAAAGCTGTCGCATAGGTGTTAGCTGCTTTTTCTCCTCCACCATTCAGGCGATATGCATACAAAGTTCTTGCTCCCTGAAACAGATCTGCAATTCCTTTCATTTTCTCATGATCAAATGCATAGCCGAAGATCTTCTGGCAATGCTTCTGATAATCTTCACTGGTCACTTCAAACACGGTATCTTCCGGTCCCCAGTCAAGCTCAAGGGGCATTGTTGCGATTCCTCTGTCAGACAACTGTGCTGATGCTTTGGCTGCACTGACAAAGTTAATATATGCACCCGGAAGGACCTTATTCTGTGCGGTAAAACCGCCTCCTCCTAAAGCCATTACTTCACCTGTCCTTTCATATATGTTTTTATCAGGTTATCAACTGTTTTCATGGTGTACTTTTTGCCAGGTTCCAGCAGGGCATCCACCAGATCCCGCCGTTTCTTGTATTTTGCAGATGCAAGGATCTGCTCCTTCTCATATTCAGCTGCCATCAGACTCCTCCTTCGGTACAACCTTACGGTCAATCTCTTCCATAGGCTCTTCTTCAGCCAGTTTCAAGATGAATCCATCATAGTTCACATAAAAGTTCAGGACGCCGTCGAGCACTTCACTGCTCATCCTCGTTCCACGAATCGGCTGATCATCTTCCGGAAGCGCAATGTACTCCAGGCATTCAAGCATCCGATCTCCAATATCATTGCACTCACGCTGTACTTCCTGTGTCTGTGGAAAATACTGGATACAGAAATTATGCTGCTGCCGGTATCTTGGTCCCAGGAACTGCTCCTGCTCAGGCTTCAAAGACTGGATAAAAAAACATGGCTCCTTTAAGTCCTGCTTGATTTCTTCCATATGGATCTCATATTCATCGCCAAATTCCCCATTCAGAGCAATGCTGATGGCTTCTATAAGCATATTGGCTGTCATATCAGAAAGCCTCCTTCAGATAGTCATTTAATTCCCTCTTCAGGATCCCCGGCGTCTGGTTCTGTAGCTCATCCGCTGATTTCTTCATCATAAACTGCCCGGATACCCATGCTTTCTTCAGACGCTTGCCAATAACCGGCACATACCTTCCTGGTTGTTGCCTGTGCCCGGACTCCACATAAGATGCATACTCCACTGGATTGATGATATCAATCTGCAGCGTATTGCCTACGCGATTGACCGGAAGCGAAGCTACATATTCTTTGATCGTGTCTGCCTGAGGTTGTCCCTGACCATTTTCAGCTTCCTCATGAGTTTTGGCCGTCCATCCTCTCCGCAGCGTTCCACCCATTTTACCAGAAGGATTGATCCGTTTCTTATACTTCTCACCTTTCTTGTGGTGTTTACTGTTACGTTTAGCCACAACAGTCACTTCCTGACTGTAATCTCCAACAGGAGTCCTCTTTACGACTTTCGTGATCATTCTGGACGCTAACTTACGGGTACAGTCTTCCGTGAACTTTGCCGAATCCTCCAGTTTATTCAATTGGTCTCGGAACTTTGCCATTCCAGCCATCTTAAAACTTCCCATCCTTGCCATTATGTCCACTCCTTAAACAATTCCAGCACAATCTCCTGATGAGTTGCATACACAGCCGGAACACTGCTGTATGTATATTCCGTAGTCACACCATTCTGCGTAACTATGATCTTGGATCCCGGTTTAATCGCAAGCTCCGGCGCCAGGAACAATTTAATTTTCTGATCCATTGCTGCTGCAGATGCCGATTGTGTAACCGGCTGGTTCTGGTCAAATGATAACCGGCAAGGCTGATCTTCCAGCACGCTCACTTCCTGCCATTCCATCAGCTTTGTCTTCTCATTCTTCGTCTTGCGATGTTCAATCACAGTGCAGCTGCCGCTGTACATCTTTTCTATCGCTTGTCTGGCTTTCAGAATCTGACTCTTCGATAACATGCAAGCTGCCCCTTCCCAGTCTCAATCAACATCTGCAGGAGCTGATCCAGCTTTGCCTCATCTGAGCTTCCACTAAAAGAGATACTGACATCTCCTTCTTTCAGCTCCGATACTACTCCCGACAGATCCAGCGACTCTATCTCGAGTTTTCCTGTCTGCTTCAGATCATAGAGATATTTCCCCACTGCACGGTCCGCCAGAAGCGGATATAGCACAGATGGGATCAGATCAATATGACAATAGTCCAGGATCTCCACCTCAGCTTTTCTTACTACGAAAGCCAGTGGAAAACTTTCCTCCACCTGACAGCCAATCACATCAAGTCTGCGAATCAGGATCCGACAGAAGGACTCCGGAAGATCTGACTCCAAGTCCTGCAGATCCTGCCTTATGCTTTTTACCAGTTCTTCCTTCATCATTACTTACCCCAGTTTATGTTTGATGGCTACGATTCTGAGCTGCTTCGGCTCATATACCGGTTTCCAGTTTTCTGCCATTGCCAACTCTGCTCTTGTGGGTGTCTCCATATGTTCACGCTTTGCCCCGGTGTATGCAATTCCTCTCGGATGCAGTATAAATGCCTTACGGTTGATCAGAAAGTCAACTCCACCACCGGTCTGTTTATCGCGGTCCACCTCAGTAGCCACATGTCCAACCGGAGAACCATTGCCATATGCAACAGCACCATTGCCGAACAGATATGTAGTGTACACACCGTCAGTGGTCACCGGGCATCCATCATCCACAGTTACCCGTCTTCCCTGGTAGGTATCAAACTCTACGTCCGTAGAATCGCGCTGGGTGTCGATCAAATTCTGTTTCTTAAGATAGGACTTGGTTGCAGAATGCATTGCCACACCAGTAAGCTGTGCCTGTGCATCTCCCAGCTTCTGGCAGGCATCAATGAATGCAGACGCACTGATCACTTTTGCCGCCTCAGTCTTGGCACCAGTCAGATCAAGGATATGATCTTCCATTCTAGTCTCTGCTTTCGGTGTTCCACTCGGATCTGCCGCGATCGTACCAAATACTCCATCAAGGATATTGATCAGCTCTTTCTGCATATCACGCGCCCAGTAAGCTGCTACCAGATCCCCGATTGCCTTCATTGGATCTGCTCCGGCCAGTGCTGCAGACAGGTTTGTCGCTGCCCACATCTTCTGACGAAGAATTGTGGTCGATACATCCTTGTTGGATCCGATCTTTGCCGGTGTCATCTTCACATCTTCAAGTGTCGGCTCAGATTCTCCCTGAAGATCCTCAAAGAACGGCATATTGTGTGTTCGTGCTGCTTCAGATGCAAGTGCATCAAATTCTGAACTGTTTGTTACAATCCCGCACTGAAAAAATGCGGACAGCTCCATTGTTCTGTTGATCACATATCGGTTAAACAACTCCGGTACGATCACATCTGCAATTTTTGTAATTGCCATACCTGTTTACCTCTCTTTCATTAAATCTTTACTCCGGCTGCAGCAGCCATTGCTCTGGCCTGCTCCGGATGTTCCTTGAGCATACGTCCCTGCTCAGTCAGATTAAAAGTGTCTTTTGCAAAAGGATTTGTCACTGGTGGCTTACCGCCGCCTGCAGGACTATAGCCACCACCTGCTGTCTTAAAAAGATGCGGTGAAGATTCTTTTAAAGGCTTCAGGACATCATCCAGTCCAATGACATCTCCTTCTTTGTTAAAAGTGAACTTATCAACACCACCCTGTTTATAAATGAGATAATCAACATCTGTCACACCAGCTTCCTTCAGCTTATCCCTCAGCGCATATTCCTTCTTGGTATTTGCTGCAGCCGTTTTAAGATTTGCCACCTCAGTCTCATAATCTTTCACTTTTTTCTGCAACTCATCATTTCCTGCATTTTTCTCCTTCAGGTCCTCGATTGTCGCATTGGCTGTATTGAGTTCTTTCACTTTATCATTGTAGTCCTGTTTCGGTACCGCATGTTTCGGGAACTCTGTATTGATAGCCTTCGTCACAGCCTCTACATCCAACTTTCCGTCAGTGATCACAGCTTTTTCCAAAATTGCTTTTAACCATTCCATCTTGTTTATTCCTCCATAGATTTTTATTCCCGCTCTCCGGGTGTTGGGATCGGCCGGTTATACTCCCGGCAAAGTAGTGCCCAGTTTTGAGCCCTATGGCAGGGCATAAAAACAGCACCCAGGAGCTTCCTGCGTGCATCTTCTGCTGTTTCACGGACAGCTCCGAGATATGAACCACCTCCTAGAAATTGGTATAAAAATACCAGGGATTTCTCCCTGGCTACTACAATCCTGGAATTATTTCCTTTAAAGTTATCAAAAAATCCCTAGCTTTGCACATTGCCGAATTGTTCTGCAGATATTCAATGCCTTTCGGTGTTATGACGATATTAGAGTCAATCCTAACCTGCGGGTTTTCCGCCCCAATTACAGGAATCAAAGAAATGCCATCTATGTATCCATCTTTGTACAGATGTCTCATGATATACTCCCAGTAACTGGGACTCAGATTTATAACCTCTGAATCAGCTTTGATATATGCCGGATTCGGCCGCACACCTTCTTTAAGACAGGCATACAAATATGCCAAAATCCGATATGCAATCACATAATAATCATTCTTTGCCATCTTTTTCCCTCCGGTATTTGATCCCGCTGCATGCCATCTGCACGCCTTCAGAATAACCATCTAAAGCTTTTCTGTCCTCTGCTGAAGCATGCTCATAAAATTTGCGCATGTCTTCCGCTAATTGAAACCACTCTTCATCACTTTTTCCACTTTTACGGAATCTTTCTTTCAGTCTTTCAGCTTCTGTCCATTTTTCCGGATGACGCATCTTCTCATTTTCCGCTCGAACTATTTTCATAAATTCTTCATATGTCATCAAGAGCCCCCTTTAACAACTGCACAAATTTTAGCACTTCATTAAAATCCTCAAAAGATGCATTACAATTTCTCAGACTTTCTTCTGCCTTATTTTCTAACCACTGATATCGCTCTGGCAATGGAATATTAAACAGTTCTTTCGCAAATTCCAAGTCTGAGCCATAGCAAAACTGTGAATTCAGCACCTGAAGGATCATAACCTCATCCGTATACCCTTTTATATTTTTGATTTTTCTGTCCTCACAGACACTCTGTTTTAAGAATTCTACCGAAGCTTCTTCTATAATCTGATTTTTATAGTATACTGCACTGTCATAATAACTGCAGGAACAAGAATGAAGCATTTCATGCCAAATTGCTCCATCATCCACAGTAGATAAAACGTTAATATCGCATGACCAGTCTTTTTCAGCCAGTGTATTCGGATTTTCAAAAGAATTGACCACTTTGATATGTCCGCTCCATTTTGATGGGAGATCTGCATAATCCGCCAAGTCTTCTTTTATGCTTCTGGCAACTTCTTCCAGTTCATCCTGTGTCCTTTCAGTATATTCTGATCCAGCCCCCTGTGCAAGCGGTTTCTCACTCATCTGCTCCGGACTCCGTACATAGGTCTTCTTCCACTCTTTATAAGTCATATCCGCCGGCACATAATATGTCTTTCCATCTTCCCCACGTGCAGCACGTTCTCCAGAAGAAAATTCATCTGCGAAATATGGACAAGTGCATCCACGACAGCGAGGATGAAACGGAGGCGCTGTCTCGCCGATCCGGAAGTCCGACATCGGAAAATGCTTGCCATCCATATCCTGGCAGATCTCGCAAGTCCGACTGTCCAGCGTCTCCACAATTTCAAATTCTTGTACATTAAGTTCTTTGAAGCAGTCTTTCTGGGCCGCTGCAGACACTGCAGCTGTCTCTGTCATGATCAGGTTTCCTGCCTGCCGCTTATTTACTTCCATTGTCTGAGATAACCGATCGATCGCTTTCTGTGGATCGTCTCCCCGGATGATACAGTGCGTCAGCTCCGCATGCAGATTATTGACCAGCTTCTCTTTGTTGCTCCAGATGCGGTCTGAAAAATTTTTTTCGTCTCTTGCCCAGGGTTTATTCAACAGGATATCAACCTTCCGGTCGTCCACCTGTGTAAGATTTGTTCCGATACCGGTACCTTTTGCGATCTCGTATGCCGTCTGATAGTAATAATCTCCATAGCTCTTATGCAGATGCTCTGTAATACTGCCATCCATCTGTGCCGCCAGAAGCTCCGCATGCTGCTGCATCTGCAGCTTCATGGCTTCCAGTCTGGATATATGGTATTTTGCTGATGCATTCTCCAGTTCCTTTGCCCAGCGCTGATCAATGGCATTTTCCTCGCCAGCTTTTATGTACTGCTCCAGCGTCCATTTAAATTCTTCCAATTCACTGTTCCTCAGAAACTTCTTTGCTGCGGCATAGCTGATACCATTGTTATCCGCCAGACGCTGGTACCAGATCATCAGATCCATCTGCAGGTCATTGATCGCTCGCCGATATTGTTCCTGCACATCCTGGTAACATTGCACTGCACTCTGATAGGATGCTTCTTCCAGAGCCTTCATCCTTTTCTGCCAGTAATTACGACTCTCCATCTCCTCCATCGCCGCCTTTCGGATCATCAGAAGGTGCATTAAAAGCGGAGCCATACAGATCCGCCTTCTTCTGAGCTTCCTTCTCTTCTTTTTCCAACTGCACCAATTCATCATCAGCATTTTCTACAAACGGATGATTCTTCAGAATCGTTTTTTTACTGACAATTCCTACTGAATCCTTACAGATCTGTGCCTGCTCCGTATCGTTCTTGATGCAGGTTCTTGTCCACGTCTGGATGATCTGACCACACTGAATGCCACAAAAACGACAGATAGCTCTCACCAGCTTTGCAAAGCCTGTCTCAAATTCCGTCTGCATAAGTCCGGTTTTCATTTCCAGCAAAGCATACATGAATTTCAATGCCTCACCGCTCTGATTGCCGAAGTTTTCCGGCTGCGGATCAAATCCCTGTCCCTGCTCGAAGATTGCCTTTCTGGTCAGATCCAGCACTTTTTCCCTGGCTTCCACCGGAATCTCAATACTGAGCGTTCTTGCATCTGCGCCATCATCCGGATCCAGCTTAATAGTCTTATACTTCTTCAGATCCTGAAGAAATCCATTCAGATCTGTCCCGCCATATCCGGTCAGGATAAAAATCAACTCCTGGATGTCATCCAGATCATTGATAAATCCGCTGTATACCTTGTCATACACATCAATCAGACGCTTAATGTTGACAAGATCATTTGTTCCAACATTATTGTTCTGAAACGGAATAAACGGAACTGCTCCCAGCTCATGTCTGTAATTGGCAATCATTTCGCCTGTACTCGGATCAGCAAACATATCATAATAAATCAGTCCCTGATCAACTGCATCTCCTATCTTCCGGCGGAATGCCTGACACTCATCCTCCGTCCAGTACTCATAGATCATATAGGTGTCACCGGTTGCTTCATCAATCTCCTGATACACTCTGAAAGCACCCATCAGTTCTTTTTTGAGATTATGCGACATTACTGGAATTACCTCGCGGCTGTCTACTACCGCCCACTCAAAATCACCATCTTCATTCCGCCAGTAGTGAATCCAGGCACAGCCAAAATTTGCTGCATTTACGCACAGCCCCATACAATTTTTCTTATATTCATCTCCCAGGATCTCTGCAATCTTCACGTTGGAATCCTGATTTCCTACATCGAAAAGCGGTGGTGCAGTAAAAGCATATGCTGCCTTCTGGTTGACGATCAATCCATGGAAGTTCCTTGGAATCCGGTTATCTGCATTCCGCAGCGGATTTCCAGCTTCATCTTTCTTTTCTTCCTTCTGGAGGATAGCGGACTGATTCAGGTAATACCGTTCTGCTTCATCCATCTTCAGGATCTGATCCGTATGTCCAGGCTCGTATTTTTTTATCAGACGCTTTATTACTTCCAACTCCATCTTAGTCACCTCGTTTTCAATACCGCTACGCCTCCCGGCTTCCGGATGATCGTATAACACATATACCTTACTGCATCCATTGCATGGTCTCTGGTCTTCACTGGCTTATCCTCTCCCCGATCGGCTGCCTTCTCATCCCAGATGTAGGACGCAAATTCTTTAATCGTGTTTTTGCAGCAGCGCAGGAACACGATCCTGTCCTGATTCAGCAGCATTGCTACAAAGCGGATTCCGTCAAGCACATCGTTCCTGGCTTTCTTCACGTTATATCCACGCTTCTTCAACTCCGCAATGAAAGATGCTGCCGCCGGATCCACGATGATTCGCTCTGGAATGATTCCGCCGAGCCATTCCTTCAGATCATCCGCAAACTCACTGTCTGTCTTCTGCTTCCTGGTATCCCGGCCACTGTAATAATACTCTCGGACACATGCCCAACGGCCGTCCAGCGCTTTACACCAGAGTAAGAACACCGTTGCATTCTGTGTACCATAGTCGCAGGATACATAATAGACCGGCTGCTGTAGAAGCTCTACGCTGTCCACAACGTGCCGGTCTTCATTGAACATGTCATAAATAATACCCTCAGCTACTGCCCAGAGTCCTTTGATGTACCGAAGGAAAAAGACTCCTGAGTATATGCTGCGGTACCTTGCCTTGATCCTTTCTGACAAGCTCAGGTTATCATCCATAGTAAAATGCAGGTACAGCAGATGTTTTTCTTTCTTCTTATCGATCCAGTTGACCTTGAACCAGTGATATGGTCCATCCGGGTTACAGTTGAACCAATACTTGGATCCTTCGACCGAACATCGGCCAGTTGCCTGGTTCACAAAAGACTCCGGCATTAGAGCAACTTCATCAAAGAATACTCCGGCCAACGTAATACCCTGGATCAGATCTTGGCTGCGCTCATCTTTGCCACCGAAGATGTAGAAATAATTCGTTACTTCTCCCCGTGTGATCTCTACCAGATTGTCTGCCCGGTGATCAGTCACCTGATACCCTCGGCTCCGGAGCATCAGCTTCAGCCAGAAAAGAACATTTCTCCGGAAAGATCCTATAGTCTTTCCACACATGGCAAAGTTCTGACCATTAAATGTGCTCATAGCCCAGAAGACAAATGCCAGTGACATGCTGACTGTCTTTCCGGATCGGATCGCACCGTCAGCAATAATCCCGTCGTAATCCTTTACCGGACTGTCCGGCATCCACCAGGTAAGCACTTTTTTCTGCTTTTTAGAAAATGGTTTGAACCGGAAGATCTGTATCCTGGTATTGATCCCCCTCTTGCTCTTCAGCTGATCAACTCTCCTTCTGAGAGCTGCAATCTTATCACTCATTGCCATTCTCATCTCCCCAGAGATCTTCAACTGCTCCATTCAGAGCTTCCAGGAAGCCATCGTCTTCCACTTCTGCATCCTGACCGCCCATCTTAAGTGCTGTCAGCTCAATCTTCATAGTCTCCAGTTCAAGTCTGGCATCATCATAACCAAATTTGTGCAGTGCTTCGATTGCCCGCTGCTTTCTCGCCTGAACCCTTGTCAGGGCATCTTCCACAGCCTGTATCTGTCCGAGCTTTCCTTTGTGCTCAAAGATATCTGTATACCCATCTTTCTCTACGCCCTTCTTATGGCTCATGGCAGTCATACCGCCATCACCATAAGCGGCAATACCTTTCTCATCTGGCGAACTTCTCAGCAGTTCGATTCGCTTCAGCATCCGGCGCTCCCGCACTGTCAGAAGCTGGATCTCCTGCAGAAGCAGCTGCATCTTATCTTCCGGAACAGCTCGTACAAGCTTCCGTTCCTCCTGATCCAGGCAATCAAAAAGGAGAGTCTCAAACTCTCCCGTAGTCACTGCATTCTTATTACGTTCCGGAGCACCTGCTCCCAGCGCATTTTTATTGCCAGGCTGTCCGCCTTTTCGTTTCGCAACGTTGCGTTTGTTATTTGCAACGTTGCAATTCCACTTATATCTATTCTTCCAACTCCGGATCGTCCCTTCCGGGATCTGCAGGAGTTCCGATATCTCAATCAATTTCTTACCTTCTAGGAACAACTCCCTGGCCTGCTCCATTCTGCCATCCGGCGCTCTGGCCATCTATCACCACCTCTCATTCGTTTGTTTTTAGGACAGAAAAAGAGCCACCCGGGTGGGTGACTCTGTTCTAAATATTATAACAATTTACTTTTTCAAACATCTCTAAAGTCGCATTTTGGGCATTCATAGTAAGCATATCCATTTTAAATTCCATATAATCTAGTAAATTTGTTTTTTTATCAATCAATATTTTCAAATCATTATCAGAAAATGACAACATAATTTTAGGTTGTTCTGTTCCTTTACAAATTAAATAATTCTGATATGCAATAGCTATATCTTCTTTGCTTGCTTCTCCTCTAGACAGCACAATTCCCAATTTTGCATCATTAGACGACATAATATCTGATAATTTGTGAAAATATGTATTAGATGGTGTTTTTCCCTTTCCCTGTTTTTCCATTTCATTCTTGCATTCTATTATAAAATATGGAGTCATGTAATTCATTATCGTCGGAAATACTCCTGAACTCTGCGGAAACCGGATAGTACAATCAAACTGATTCGTATTAGTATGTATTTTGTTTGTCCCACTTACTCCCTTAATCTGTGTAAATAAACATAACGCTAAATTTTCTAAAGCATCACCTTTTTCCTTACTTGTTTTAAATGGTCCGTCAAGCGCTGCTCTTAATTTTGTTAATTCTTTATATGCTGATTCCGATGGCTTATAATACAATTCAAATATCTCCTTTGGATTCTTAGCCAACGTATCAGCTGGAGAAAAATTTATACCACCCTCTAATTTTTTTTCGCGTTTTTTTATTTCTTCTCTAATCAAGCTTTCTGGTACATTAGGATTTTTTATTCGCTCATATACAATTTGTGTATTATCATACGAAATAATAAATTCTTTTCCACAATTATGGCAATATCCCACTGTTCCTAATAAGTGTATAAGATCCTCTGCATCATATTCTCCATAAAAAAATTCGCATTCGTCATTTGCACATAACACTATATATCTTTTCTTTAAAATTCCCTCTTTCTCAGCAAATTTCACCATTTCATCAGCAACACAATATTTCACTTCAAATCTTGATGCTACTGCTGAAACAGCAATCGTTTTTGCCTCTCTATCCGAAAGAGTTGTAAGCCAAAAATCAAATGCATTAACAAAATATTCATCGAGTACATTAGTAATTTTCAAAAATTCTTTGTAGAACATTCTGTATATCCACCTCCTCCGGATCATAATACATTTTTATTATACCAACATCCTTTACTGTTGATAATTGCACTATATAAGAACCCAAATAGTTATTTTTTCTATTATAACATAAATGGAGAACTTTACACTCTTTATTATTTAGTATTGATTTTTTCCCGTCAAAAAATGCATCACTACATTGTAACGGTCTTTGTCCTGTAGATGCGGTATCTATTCGAGTCATTTGCAATATATCGTCTGATACAATTTTAATTAAATATGCTTCTCTATCTTCCTTGAAAATCTTTTCCATATTTCCATTAATTGAAATATATTTCTCAAGGAAAATATCCATGTCTTCTTTTGCCTTTTCCTTATTCGTCTCCTTTAATTCTAATTCTTCAAATATCTTATTAATAAAACAATCTCTCAATTCTATTTCGGAATTAACTTTTTCTTGTATATCTCTCGGTGTAAAAGAATATTTCATATACAATCTATACATCATCTTTTGAAATTTCTGTTTGGGATTGATATCCTTATTCTGAATTTTAAGAGTTTTCATTAATTCATCAATTAAATCCATCGATTTTTCCAAAGGTTTGAAATGATTTTCTTTATATATTATATCATTTTCACTACATGAATAAATCGTTGTTTTAGGTTTATACCGCGCTACTATAAACCCTTCCTTAACATATATATCAATGTATATAGGGTAAACAATTCTGCTTCCCTTTTCATATTCTTTATTTCCCTCCAAAACGTTTCCTGAAAACAGAAAAGATATTATAGAAATATTCCCTTTATTCAAATATTTAACCTTATAATTTACCAATTCTAACCGATCTGTATTTGTGTATGATAAAATATCTTGTTTCGGGCATTGTTTATATTTCTTATTAATAATTTCATCAAAATTTTCCAGTGTTTCATCTGGAATATATACACTCCTCAGACAGAATTCTTTACTACCTGATTTTATCGTGTCCAAAAGCCAATTATATGTCTCCTTATAACTAACTGCTTTTTCATCGCCACCAGCATATCTTAAAACATGCTTAATTAAATCTGGCTTAGACTCACTTACTGGCATTCTATGCGCTAAACAAAAATTTTTCAATCTAAAACTGTGAATGTACTCATCCGATAAACTTTTTGCTATTTTTATCATATTATTCGCTCCAATCCAACATTTTTTTCATTATATCATACATACTTTGGAAATATATGACAAAAATAGATTAATAATCTTGTACCTTTTACCAATACATTTTCCTGATTTCTGGGTATATGCATGAGCTGATTTATATTTTCTATATATTGGCAAAATTACCAAAAAGAGCCATGTATCTTCTACATGACTCTTTTCAGAAAAAAATGTGTTGGATTGTTACAGTCTTCGCATCACTGCCGGCATACTGTAGAAGCCGAGTCCCCGCCGAAGCTTTGACACCTCAGCGGCGGATGATATGGGAAAAGATTAAACCATGCAACGCATCTGCAGTGATTTCAGTCTATACTATAGCATACGAAATCGGGACAAATGGGACATTTGGGACAAACTTTCATTTTTCATCAAAAAATCTCTGGTATTCTTTCTTGACACTCTCCTCTGTCGCCCTTCTTCCCATCTTCATAGCTACCTGACGCCATGTCAGCTCCTCGAAATCCCGGTATCTGATGATCCGCTGCATCCGCACTGGAATCGTGTTAAGCCAGGCTTCCACCTGGCTCTTGATTTGTGCTGCAGCTGCTTTCCTCTCCTCCAGGATCAGCTCCTCCCGGTCAAGCTGTCCCGGATCCTCCAGTACGGAATGGGCGATGCCCGCAACTTTGAAGCTCTTCGCGGCAAAAGGGAAGTCGTGCATGGACCCCTTCACAGCATCGACCACCACCGTCTTCCGGTTCTTCTGAAGCCGCCGGATCTGCTCCTCTGTCTCCTTCACCGCTTCGCAGGCATCTATGTATTGTTTGAGTATATCCTTGTCCATTGCTACCGCCTCCCTATTTAGTCTTTGATCAGTTATTGCTTAGTCATAAATCTATGATGTATAAAATCCTTTACTAACTCCGGCATAGTACTCTTTGGCTCTTCCTCTGCTTCTGCCCGCAGCCATTTTCTCATGCACTCATAACAAAACTGCGGAGACACAGATACCTGAACTTTTCCAGTCCTAATACATGGCATAATATCCACTGACTCTCCGACTGTATCATACGGACACATAATGATTTTCGTCAGTTCTTCGTCCGTCATCTTCCTGATCCGATCTGCATTAGTCATGCTCATTCTCCTTTCCATGGTTGCGGCAAAGGCATCCAGGCATTCACATACAAGTCAATTGATTTGTAGGTAAAATCTTCATCGCCTGGATAAAATTCCCCACAGCCGTCTTCATCTGCTTCATATCTTCCGACCTGCGGAACATTAAAGTTCTCAAACGAGATCAGAATATAGTCGTCCGTTTCCGGAAGCCGTTCTGTGATCGGAATCCAAGGATCCGCCAACTGCTTCAGCCATGAGACCAACTGTCTATGATCCTCTGCACAAGATTCCTCACATTTTTGTTCCAGCTTAACTACTTCTTTTTCAGCATGTTCTATAGCCTCTTCTAATGTCATACTGCCACCTCACTAATAAAGATTGACCGAACAAGACTTAAAGCAATACATTGCCGTCAACCGCGATTCATCTTTTACCTCTTCGATTTTCGTCTCCCATTCAAGAATAATCTTATCTTTCTTCTCTTCCATCATTTCACTCTCTCATTCTTAAACTTTTTCAAATAATTTATGATTTCTGTTTCTGATTCTCCTATCAACGCATATGCCGCATGATAGTTATATCTGTTCTTATCCCCTCCAACCAAATGAAACTTACTGGTCGGTTCATATACCCCACGACTTATAGGTTCAAGATATTCATCCGCAATTATTTGAGCTCCATCTGGAAGAATGAATCTATAATAAGCCATACCAATATGTTCGTCCTCATACCATAGTCCCCATGACCGATAATTCTTCAACCATTCTTTCCGCTGATCATTGTTCTTCAGCAGAGGCAGTTCAGGCTGTACCACCTCTTCAACCTCTTCTTTATCCAGTTTTTCATGATAATCCAAGAGCATCTTATAAGCCTGCAACTGCATAAAGTGCTTGGCATATGTATATGGCTGATTTTGAATCCAGTAATCCTGCATCAAATTCAGCGTATGTTCAGCATCCTTGATCAGGTTTTCCAGAGTTTTGCGGTCATACTCCACAACAGTAGATGTTTCCGCCTTTTTTTGCGGTTTTACTTCTTCTGATTCCGGTCTATTCTTGGAACTGCTGCACTCAAGAGTACAGGTTCCATGATTGCAGCACTTCCAGCAACATGTATGGCCACAGTCCGTACCGTCACCTGCAGTCTTTTGCTCATCAGGTTTTAATACACAGAAAAATTCCGACCGGTACATACATTCCCGTTTTTGCGACGTCGCAACGGATTCTTCTGGAACCACACCTGGATAATCACCTACCTGCATCTGACCGGGACACTGATCAGATGCGTCTTCCTGGTCAATCACCACCGCCGGCACTTCCTTCGGCTTTTGCTTCTTGGGCTTCATCTCCCGGATCTGCTTCACTGTGGTCTTTGCCGTTACCTGCTGTCTCTGTTCTGGAGAGAGTGTGATCATCTCCTGCAGCTGAGACTTACTGAAATTCCGGTACTCCTCCATCAGCATTGGTGTGTTGCCACCAACAGAAAAACGGTCATTGATGGTTATGTATCGTGATGCCGAGGACATCGACAGTCCGAACTGATCCGCTGCATATTCCCACAGCGTGCTATAACCGACATCTTTGTACAGCTCTCTGTCTCTTGCCGCCTTCAGATGGAATCCGATCGACACACACTGACGCGCCACATTTGTCATATCACTCTTAATGATCCGACTCACAGACTCCGCCGTCAGATTGTGCAGGTATACTCCCTGATAGTGCTCTACCCACTGCTCAGGTGTCTTTTTTGTGATCTCACTGCTCATTTCTCCCATGGTTAATCTCCCTTTCCCATCTCCTCAATAGCGCTCTGGATACCGATCAATAATTTCTTGGTCAATGGATCCGGATATTTTTGATAAATATCTTCCACCTGATTCATGAGCCATCCCCATGCTGCTTCCTGTCCAAAATCCTGGTAAACAGATTCCGATATCAGACCTGTTATCACTCTCATCCGTTCCATGTACGCTGCCCTCAGCTCGCACTGCTTCTGTTTCACATTCCCACAAAGCTGATCATAAGATCTTTTATATTTGGTCTGCAGAAGCTCCTCTGATACAGCCTGTTCATTCTTGCGCTTTTTCTCATATAGCTCCTGCAGATCACGAAATTCTGTTGTCATAAAAATACACACCCCGCTTTCCGGTATGATGTTTTCCGGCGCTTAAACTGATTCTCACAGAAATCAATATCATCCACGTAGTCGTAGCAGATTGCGTCCTGCTTTCCTTCAAATGTCCTGGCGATCCGTCCAATGCTCTGAGTGATCACCGCGTAATCTTTTCTTGGAGTCGTAAGATATAATCGATCCAACCGCGGAATATCCAGCCCCTCTTTCGCCAGCGAATAGGTTGCAAACAGGTATCGCTTCTTTCCGGCACGCATCTGCTCGATAGCCATCAGACGTTCCGCCTTTGCTCTTTTACTGGTCATCTTCCCATCAATCATCACACTCTGTTCCCGCTGCTCCGGCGGAAGCATGCTCCTGATCGTCCGCAAATGCTCCAGTCTGTCCGACAGAATCAGGTTCGAGTGTGCTGCATTGCTCACAAGATCCGATACGATCTGCGCATTGCGGATGTTATTCTCTGTCAGATACGGCAGGAGCTTTGCATAATCCATGGTTCCATCTGTATCCTGGCATTCTCTGGACAATGGAATCAGTGTCTCTCGCTTCAATACTCCAACCTTCATGGTCTTATCAGCCACCGCCTCATCAGGAACCTTGTATGCTATATCTCCCAGGATGGCAAAGGTAGTTTTGATCAGTCCATCCGAGCGATATACAGTAGCTGACAACCCGTATTTGTATCTTGCTGCCAAATTACTCATAACCCGATAGAACATGGTCACAGATGCAGGTGTTCCGGATAGCCTGTGACATTCATCAACGATGATCACATCCCAGGTATATTTGAATGCAGCCAGATCGATCTTGCTTAAGGTCTGCACTGTTGCAAATGTCATAAGCCTTCCGACCTCTACCTTGCCTCCGGTTATCTTTCCAAGACCATCTGCTCCAAAGTACTGCGCTGCCCGGTCATAGGACTGATTCAGCAAGTCCTGCGTATGTGTCACCCATAAAGTCTTCCGCCCGATTGATGCTGCCAGTGCAATGCCCATCTGTGTCTTGCCTGATCCGCATGGGCTTTGCAGGATCCCACATCCGTACTGCTTCATAGCCGTTACTGCTGGAATCTGATAATCATACAGAGGAATCTGACTGCCATACTCCAGCGGTTCATTGTCTGCCAAATCTGTCCGTATTCTGCATCCCTGTAGATAATTCCTGATATGCTTTCCAACTCCACAGGGAAGAACCAGATCCTCAGATACAACCTTGTACATGGTCAGATATCGATCTGTATTTCCTGTCCACAATCCCCTACGAGTGCGGTTGATATACTCCGGATTCTCGAATACCAGGTTTTCTCTCGCCCACTGGATCAATGCTGCTGATGGTTCTTTTACAATGATCTCATTGCTGATTGTTACTTCCATTTCCGTTTCTCCCAATCTCTGCATAGTAGCTCACCCATCTCCTGCATCTGATCTGCATTCAGCGATTTCACACCTGCTTTCCTTGCCTTCATAAGATCACTGAATCTTATACTTACAACCAGATCAGACATCTCCAGCAGGATAAAGTACCATGGATCTTCATTGCCACATTCCATCCAGTATGTCATAGCACTGATCTGATTCGGTTCCATACGGCTTAAGCGGAACACATCGTCCTCGCACACCTTACAGTCGCCTACCTGTGTTCGCCCATCTCTTGCAAGCACAATATCAAATGGCTGCCCATTACGATTATCCTGAAATATGTGTGCCCACCAGCCGCGTCTGGACATATACTGCGCCAGGTCATGCTCGAATGCGCTGCCTGATGATTTATTACTCATACATCCTCCTGTGGTTACCGCGTTACCAAATTGGTATATTCAGTGGTAACCTAAAAAACATTGTATTTTCAACGATTTTCCGTATCGGGTTACCAAATTACCAAGTTACCCACACTTTTTCCTATATAGGGGAAAATAATTGAAATATTTGAGATTTTTATTTGTATATATATACACGTTTTTGTGTGGTAACCTGGTAATTTTGGTAACCTGGTAACCTTAATCAAAGGGCAGTTCCTCCTGTTCATATGTGCTGACAGAATGAAATTCGCTATCTTCCTGCTTTTCTTCCCTATTGTTCATCTTCAAAAAAACACAACGCTGGGAACGTCCATCAATCTTTTTGTTCTTCGTTTTTCTATTGCCATCAGTCTGCAAAAATCCTTTTCTATCTGCCCAGGAAAGAAATGCTGCCTTGGAAAATCCACCACTTTTACACAGCGCGTCAAATGCTGCAGGGATGATAATGGCATATCCGTCGCTGATCATTCCCCACTTTTCCAGAGTCTCCACAGTACTCTCGAATCTGGCCGGATTCATGGCAATCTTGTCCATAAGATACTCATAGCATCTCTCATTGTCTGACAAAGCGCTCCGGTCCGTCAGAATCTCCTTTGCCTCTTCCATGCTGATATACTGACCATCTTTGAATAGGTAATCTGTAGCCAGCTTATCTGCAGTCAGAATGATCGACATGGACAAGCTCTGCTTCTGCATCTTCTCATCATCAGACAGCTCTTCCAGGAAGCCCTTCTGGATCTCCTTAATCTTTGGGATCCCCAGGTCTTTGATCAGCTCCACGAACTCCCTGCCCGCATACCCATAGTTCTTACAGATAAGCTCCATTACCTCGCCAGGATTGTCGTAAACCTTCGCACCGCATTCCAGTTCCAGAATACGGTTAATAGCTCCTCCCTGTGTCACATAGGAGCTCAGGGGACGTTCTCCGTTGGTCAGGATACAGTTCTTCCAGTGGTTTTCCCGGTTGATGGAAAGCTCCTTGTTGGATCTCGTCTTTCCTTTTCCGGAACACAAATCGTATACAAGGCCTTCAAAGTTTTCTTCCAGCTTCCGGTTCTTCTTGCTGCTGTCATCCAGTATCAGTGGCAGATGATTCAACAGATCACAAATCACTTCCAGACCCACATCTGTACCCTTATAGTCCTTGATATATGTATTTTCCTCCGGGCAAGCCCACACAGAAGCTGCTACGGCCAACGTGACGGATTTACCGCCCTCTGTCTCGCCCCAGAGGTCCACAAAGAACGGAAGCCCGGACAAAGGCTGCACCAATACACTGGCAAAAGATGCAGCCAACAACAGCTTGATTTCCAGACGCTTTGTCTTCCGGAGTCCAGACACGTACTCAAACCACCGGTTCCTGCTCCCGACCTGCTGGATGCTATCATAGATCTGACCGTAACGGGTATCCCCATCAAACACAATCTCCGTGTCATATGGCAGGAACCCGCCCTGGATCCAGCCCAGCTTGGCGCTGGAATACTGTACATTGATTGCATCATCATTGGCATTTTCCACATCTGCCAGATAACGGACCAGAAACTTTGCATTTTCACTGGTCACGGAAATACCGCGGCCAGACAGCGCCACAATCTTGCTGGCTGATGTCACCATAGTCTTCGGAACAATGATCTCATTCCACCGCCTGTTCCTCTTATATGCCAGCTTGATCCGCTCCTCACCGGTCTCCAGGTTCTTCATCCGCTCCACCGGAAGAATTGGATGATAACAGGCTACAATATCCAGAATCCCGCTGTTTGGGTTATACAGATAGATGCCTTCATCTGATGCCTGCCAGGACTTGCACTGCATCCGATCATAAGGACCTGTGAAATTTGTCCAGTTCTCAACCAGACATGCATGTCGGCTGCTCTTCTTTTTCGTCTCTTTTTCTACCCGCTTATATGCGTTCAGAAGCGTCCGGAACTTTGTCTTAACACCCAGCTCTTCTGCCCGCTCTTCCAGTGAAATCATAAGCTTGGCTTTATATATCTCATCCTCCTGATCAAACAGCTCTGTGAAGATCCGTTCGTCCAGGATACTTGTTTTCGTTAATTGATTTAATGGCTCCATAGTCCATCCTCTTCCTGCATATAGTCGAATAGGGCAAGCTGCCGGAGCATCTCATTCTGAGCCTCACACCACTCATCACTGAACGGTTCCAGCTTAGGAATCTCCTCTCTGAGCCGCCCTATGGCCTCCAGATTATCTTTTACTTTTTTCCAGGCTTCAGCTCTACGTTTAGCCTCCATCTCCCGCGCTTTCTGTTCATGATAGATCTTTATGCGGGCGGCTACTGTGGATTTCTCATAGTTTCCGCCCAGAAGCTGGAATGCTTCCCTGAAAGTCAGGTTATCCATCTTCTGGACAAACGTGAAAATATCCCCATGAGCTCCACAGGCAAAACAATAAAAATCACTCTTATAAACTTTCAGACTCGGAGTACGGTCACCAGTGTGAAACGGGCAGCTCGCGAAACTGCTCCGGTTCACATGGATTCCATACCGGTCCAGGATATCGCGCATGGAATATGTCTGTTTAATCTCTTCTACTGTCATATGCGCGTCCTCCGATTTTACATAAACGGCAGCTCCTCATCGATACCATCCGGAATGTTCATGAATCCATCGTCACCACCCAGAGGATGCGCCGGATCCGATGTTGCTGGAACTGAAGCTGCCGGTGCTGATCCTTCCGGAAGAAGTTTATCTTCCGGAACTTCTGCATCCTTTAAGCCTTCAACGCTACGGATCTGATAGAGTTCTGTCGCAAATGGACGGTTGCCGTTGGCGGCTTCATACTGACGTCTCCAGAAAATGCCTCCGAATTTCTTTCCTCTCAAGCTGTCTTCATTCTTCTCCTGATCCCACCGGAAAGAAATATTATTGGAACGCTCAATAGACGTAATGATACCCTTGAACCATGGAAGACCTTTTCCTTCCATGTTCTGTTTGTATACACCTCTCCACTTGGCGTCCTTTGGATTCTGTGCTTTATCCCCATCAAACATCTTTTTGTAGAAGTCCTTATACTCGCCCTCTGCAATATCAAACAAGATTACAAACTGCTGGTTTCCATTTCTGGATTCCTGTATAGAAACCTGTTTGATCACACAAACATATTTTCCTTTCGGCAACTGCTGGAACTCTCCTGTATAAGCTGCCGCTTCATCATATCCTGCTGGTTTCTTAATCATTCCTGCTCTTCCTCCTTGGATTCATATTTTTCCCACCCGTAAAAATCACGGATAGTATCATCAACTACTTTCAGGTTGTTCTCAATCTCTGGCTCCGGAAACATATCTTCCGGAGTCTTGGTGATGTCGGATCCATCGGTCACTGTCCGGAAAAAATGATTTCCATTCTCACTCATGCAGCGGATGCAGATCGTAACCATTCCTTCCAGGCATACCTTCCGGTCCAACTGTTTTCCAATGGTACGAAGTCTGGATACACCAAAGTCATCTGTATCCTCATGGAAAATAATGTAAACAATCTTGTCAGGAGCTGTTACCTCTGTTTTAATCCTCTTCACCAGACCGTACATTGCATCTGCAATATCGTCGTACATCTCAAAGGATGCATTTCCTTTCTTATTCCGGTGCTGTGACATGAAAAGATGCGTCATAATATAACCGGCATCATCGATCACGAAAACCTTTTCCGGATTCTTGTTGATCGTAGCAATAATTTTATTGATATCATCCGTGGCACCAGTCTTTACGAACCGCTTGCGGAAGGGCAATTCCTTCCGCTCGGTATTCAGTAACACAATTTCTTTCTCATCAAAAAACTTCAAGCTCCGGCTCTTTCCGCTGCCAGACTTTCCGTAAATCAATACAGGTAATCCCATAATCTTTTCCTCCTATCTGATCCGCAGGCTCTCGCCTCTCGGCAGAAGCTTTGCCCACTCTACTTCATGATCCTTCAGGTACTCTCTGATGGCTGCATTGTTTGGTTCAGGATCTGCCTGCACCAAGAATTTCCTCGGAATATCATTGATATCATCCGATACCTGTAAAGGCTGCAGTCCACCATTGGTCTGGATATTAAAGGAAAACAGATCCGTCTTGAACTTCTTCTTGTCAATGAAGCGCATATTCTCTTCCAGACGGTCCTTCAGTGCTGCTGATCTGTTTTCCAAGGATTTTCTCCTTGCTGCCAGCCTGGCTTCTTCCTGCTTGATCACTGCTGCAGTTGCACTCATCTCACGGATAATCTTCGCATAGTTGTCTGCTTTCACCTCAATAGCACCTTCAATGCTCTCCAGCGTGTCATTGATTACCTGCTCATCCACATCTTCATCAAACAGCATGTCCCGCACTGCAGCATATTGCTCTGTCAGCTCATATAAACTTTCCATAATCTCATATCCTCCTATTTTGAAATCACTCTTCTCTGGCCGGACTTCCGGCTCAGGATCACCATAGATACCTCCCCATCATCCAGGACCATCCAGTTACCTGGTAATAGCCCGGCTCTACTGATTGCCTTCTTCTGTGCCAATGTCGGCCTTTCCGGTCTCAGTTTTCCCATACATTTACCTCACTTTCCATGTAATCTTTCCAACTCTTCCGATCTCTCCAGAATCTCACTGGCATAACTGCTGATCACGCCATTTTCATATGCCCGGATCCCGAGCTTGTCCGAGTACCCGGCGTTATAAAACATAAGCGCCGGAGCTGCCTCACCATATTTCTCGATCAGATCTTCCAGGATGCTGACTCCGACCCTGATATTGTCATATGGATCCATCAGATCCAGACAGTTAAGCTCCTGGGCTCTCCGCCAGTGGATGATCTGATCCACCTGCATAAGACCTACACAGTCACCATTGACTGCAGTCGGATCCCAGCTGGATTCCTTTTCGATGATCGCTTCCACTAGCTCCGGGCAGATCTTCGAGTCCAGGCAGATCAGTTCAATATATTCCGTCCAGTCATCCTGCCGGCTGTGCTCGGCCTGTACGATCAACGCCAGGCCGAAGCACCACATCAGTAAAATTAAAACAATAGTTCCTACCACTCTTCGCAT